ATCTGTCAACGCACAGTTTAGAAAAGAGAAAGAACAAACCATTCAGGAAACTCAAAGAGATATAAAAGTATTGAACGAGAAGAATGAGAAGTTATCTAAACAAGTAGAGAAACAATTAGAACCAACTATACAAAACAAAGAGAGTGTTCAACTTAGAGAAAGTAAACTTCATAAGTTGACTACATCTATTGAGATGCAGTATAAGGCTTGTGAGAAAGAACATAAGTTTTTCAAAGATAATGACGAGTGTCCTACATGTAGTCAAGAGATAGACTTAAAATTAAAACAAGAAAAGATAGAGACTACTAAGAAAAGATTAGAAGAACTAGACGAAGGTATTACCAAAGGTAATGACGAACTTGCAAATTTAAATGCAACCATAGAAATTTTTAATAAAACTATCGCAGATTGTCGTGAGTGGAATGCAGAGATATCAGGTAATACTAAAACGATTGGTAAATTAAATAAAATTATTGACGGTCTACAAAGTGAGATAGAAAATCAAATAGAGTCAAGTGGAGACTTGTCTGACGCAAATGCAGAACTAGAAGAGATGCGTAAGAACAAAGAGAAACTACAAGACACCAAATATAAATTGAACGAACAATTTTCTTATCATCAAGTAAGTAGTGAACTACTAAGAGACTCGGGTATCAAGTCTAAAATTATTAAACAGTATTTACCCGTGATAAATAATCTGACTAATCAGTATTTACAAACACTAGACTTTTATGTTCACTTTGACTTAGACGAAAGTTTTATAGAAACAATTCGTTCCCGACATCGTGATGCATTTACTTATGACTCATTCTCAGAAGGAGAAAAACAAAGAATTGATTTATCATTATTATTCACTTGGAGACAAATCGCTAAGATGAAAAATAGTGTCGCAACTAATCTTCTAATCCTAGACGAAACATTTGACTCGTCTTTAGATATGGAAGGGGTTGACAATTTGATGAAGATACTGTATACTTTGCAAGAAGATACGAATGTCTTTGTCATTTCCCACAAGGGAGAACTCGAAGACGCATCTTTCTCAAGAAAGATTGAATTCGTCAAAGAGAAAAACTTTAGTAAAATTAAATAGGAGTATATAATGGAACTAAGTGAACAGACGATAGGTGTATTAAGAAACTATGCATCTATCAACCCGAACATAGTAGTAGAAACGGGTAATAAATTAAAAACTATTTCTGTTGCAAGAAATGTTTTGTCTTCTTCTACTATCACAGAAACCTTTCCGAAAGAGTTTGGTATCTATGATTTAGGTGAATTTCTAAATGTGATATCTCTAGTAGATAAACCACATTTGACTTTTGAAGATGACTATGTGACAGTTGGAGACTCTACGGGTCGTTCCGCAGTCAAGTATTATTATTCTGACCCTGATATGTTAACATCATCAGGTAAAGAAGTACAAATGCCTGAGTCGGAAGTTAACTTCTCACTAGATAGTGATACCCTAAATAAAATCAGAAGAGCTGCAAGTGCATTAGGACATACTGAATTATCTATCGCAAACACACAAGGTGCGGTTAGACTTTCAATTGTTGATAGTGCGAATGCAACTTCTAATGTGTTTAGTATTGATGTTGAAGGAAGTTATCCCGAAGGTGCAGAGTTCAACTTCATTATGAATGTAAATAATTTAAAAATTGTTGATGAAGACTTTCATGTTATGATATCAAGTAAACTTATATCTCACTTCACAAGTAAACAAAGTGACATAGAGTATTACATTGCATTAGAGAAATCATCAACTTATAAGTAAGGAGTATATAATGGCAAAACCAGTACCCGAACAAAGAGACCACTCGCAAATCTATGAAGTATCAAATAGAGTTGCAAGGTCTACAGTTGCAGTAATTGACACTGTAGTTCAAAGAGGTGGATTTAAAGGAGAAGAGTTGACTACTATTGGTCAGTTAAGAGACCAAGCAACTCAGATTATTCAGATATGTGAAACTTTCCAATCTGAACAATCAAAGGTTGACAATAAGAGTTAAACCTGATATACTTCCTTTTAATTTTTCGTCAGAAGTATATGCATTGCAAGGTGGAACAATTTAAGAACGCACAACGCACATGTACTTCTGACCCTTTGAACTTTATATATTATGACACAAGATTTATTCTTATGGGTCGAGAAGTATAGACCCAAAACTGTCGAACAGACAATACTTCAAACAGAACTAAAACAAACATTTCAAAAGATTGTAGACTCGGGTGAGATACCGAATATGTTATTCACGGGAACTGCGGGACTCGGGAAGACTACAGTTGCAAAAGCGATATGTGAACAACTTGAACTTGACTACATTGTAATCAATGGTAGTGAAGAAGGTAATATCGATACTCTTCGTGGTAAGATAAAACAGTTTGCATCTACAATATCTTTGCAAGGTGGATACAAAGTAGTTATCCTTGATGAAGCAGACTATCTAAATCCACAATCAACTCAACCCGCACTGCGTGGGTTTATAGAAGAGTTTAGTCAGAACTGTAGATTTATTCTGACTTGTAATTTTAAGAACCGTATAATCGAACCACTACATTCTCGTTGTGGTGTCTATGAGTTTAATACTACTAAAAAGACACTTGCACAACTATGTGGTCAGTTCATGAAAAGACTACAGACTATTCTCAAGGACGAAGGTGTAGAATATAAAGAAGAAGTGATTGCAGAAGTAATCAGTAAGTATGCACCCGATTGGAGAAGATGTCTAAACGAATGTCAAAGGAATGCGATTGGTGGTACAATCAATATGGACATTCTAGTAAACAAAGAAGACTCGTTTGATGATTTATATTCCGCACTGAAACAAAAGAACTTTAAACAAATGAGAACGTGGGTAGTAAACAATATTGATGTAGACCCAGTTGCAATCATTCGTGGGGTATATGATACTATGTATGAGAAAGTACAACCCGAGAGTATTCCACAATTAGTTTTGATACTTGCAGACTATCAGTACAAGAATAGTTTCGTTGCAGACCATGAACTAAATATGGTTGCGTGTCTAACCGAAGTGATGGCAAATGTTAATTTTAGATAGTTTTGAAATAAAAAATTCAGATAAGATTGAAAAACTTATTATGGAAAATGCACATGCAGACAAAACAAGAACTTCTGCATTAATTGATTTACATAACTATGGAAAAATATATCAACCTTATTATGAAAAATCTGCAAACGAAACAGAAATACCATTTCTTTGGACTACAATGCAATATGATATACATACAAATATAAAAAGATTTATAAAAGAAGATTTTGATATTGTTGACTTATGGGCTATGACCTTTGAGAATGGAGAAGGGGTCACACCACATGACCACACTTACGGTACAATTCCAGATATGCAAACAAGAAAAATAGATTATACTGCAGTTTACTATTTAAAAACTGAACAAGATTGTGCAGAAATATTTTTTCCAGATGAAGGCTTAAGACTACAACCTAAAGTTAATCAGTTTATAATGTTTGATGCAACCATAAGACATGGAGTAGAACCTTCTATAAGTAGTAAAGTAGATAGAATTTCTATCTCAATGGACATAGTAAAGAAATGAACCCATTTGAATTTTTAAACGCAATTAACTATACCAAGAAAGATTTAATGGTAGACCCAGAGAATGAGAAACATTATAACTCATTTGTAATCAATAGGTCACTATCATACTTTCCTGATACAGTTGCGATTGCAAATGAGATGAACAAGTATCATCATCTAGATAGTCGTCTACAATTCTCATTTCTTATAAATATTATTAGAAAGAGAAAAAGGTTTAGTAAATGGATTAAACCTGAAATAGAAGATGATGTTGAAGTGGTAAAGAAGTATTATGGATATAGTAATGAAAAGTCAAGACAAATACTCCCACTACTTAGTCCACAACAAATAGATATCATTAGGAAAAAGGTGAGTAAAGGTGGAAGAAAATAATATAGTAAGTTGGACTCCCGCAAACATGTTGGAAGTGACACTTGCAGAACCAGATGATTTTTTAAAAGTAAGAGAAACCCTAACACGTATCGGTGTTGCATCTCGTAAAGAAAACAAGTTATTTCAATCGTGTCATATACTACATAAACAAGGAAGATACTTTATAGTACACTTCAAAGAGTTGTTTATGTTAGACGGAAAGAAATCTAATCTAGAACAATCAGATATAGAAAGAAGAAATACAATCGCAACTCTATTGAGTGATTGGGGATTAGTAGAAATACAGAACACGGAACAAGCAAAGGAATGCAGTTCCCTAAAACAAATAAAGATAATACCATTCAAAGAAAAGAACGAATGGGAATTATGTCCAAAATATAACATAGGAAACAAATGATAGATAA